ATACACGGGGAACGGGTCGACGACGACCTTCTCGGTCCCGTTCCCGTACCTGCTGAAGGCGCACGTCAAGCTCTACACAGGCTTCAACATCGTTGATGGCACATTCGCCGCCCAGCTGGTGGATGGCACGGATTACACCTGGGTCAGCGGTACACAGGTGCAGAGCACTGTGGCTCCAGCTGCTGGCGTGGTGCTCACAATCATCCGCGACACGCCAGACAATGCGCTGCTGGTGCCGTGGCAAGACGGCTCCAACCTGACCGCCGATGACCTGACCACCTCCGACCTGCAAAACCTGTACGTGGTGCAGGAGCAGCAGGACAGGAATGACGCCTCGGTGATTGCCACGGCCAATGCCACGGCAGCAGCAGCGGCTTCCGCAGCGGCGGCAACCGCAGCCGCGCAGCAGGCCAGCGCCGACGCCCAGGGCGCGGTGAGCACCGCCAACAGCGCGGTCGGCACGGCCAATGGCGCGGTGTCAACGGCGAACGGTGCGGTGTCGACCGCCAACAGCGCGGTGTCAACGGCAAACGCCGCCACCGCCACCGCCAACAACGCAGTGGCCGTCGCCAATGGCGTGGCATCGCTGTCGCGTTCTGCGATCGAGGCCGCGGCAATCCTGCTCAACGCCGCCTTCAGCGTCGGGCAACCGGGCGCCACGCCATTTGGGGTGGGCCCAGTGCTTCCCCCAGGCGCTGCGTTTTCTGGCGTGAGTCAGAGCGACTACAACCCTGTTCACCACGCATCCGGGAGCTTCTGCTGATGGCAACTCAACCCTATGGATTTTCAATTCCTGGCCTGGCAATTCCAGAGCATGACCACGTATCGATGTCGTACACAGGCACAAACATGACTGGGGTCGTCTATCGCCAGGGCGGAGCAGGTGGCACTGTCGTGACCACGCTGGCTCTCACCTACGACGGCAACGGCAACGTCACATCCATCGTCAAGAGCTAGCCATGCCGTTTGATTACAACCCGTTCACAGGCAACCTTTCGCCCACGCGCCCAGGGCCTGCTGGCCCGCAAGGGCCGGCCGGCTCGACAGGCTCAGTGCTGCTCGATGAGCTCACGGCGATCTATCGCAACGCGGCTTTTTCTGTTGGCACGCCAGGCAAGGTGCCATTTGGAGTTGGACCAGTGGTGCCTCCTGGTGCCGCCTTCCACTACATCGGGGCCGACGCCTACAACCCCATCCACCTCGCATCTGGGAGCTTCTGCTGATGGCCCTCCTTCCTTCCACCGGATTTCCCGCAACGGCTTACCCGTTGCTGCCTTCGCATAGCGACAACGCACTCCGTCAGTTCGATCCAGACACTCTGCCGATTGGCAGGCCTGGCGGCCGCAGCTTTGGCGGCCGTTCCGCGATCGATCCCACGACCTCCTCTCACATGTGACCCATGGACTTTCGTTTTTTCAAGGCAGCGCCAGACGCCAGCGTTCAGTGGCCGGCCCATCCCTTTGGGCAAGAGCCTGATTTCACCCTTGTGGCTCTTGAGCGCACAAACGACCCTGATGCCAACAACCACACTGGCTTCGACTTTCTCGGTGCCTACGGAGATGGCGACGCCATTGACACGTGGGCCGCTGATCAGCCGGCAGAGGCAGTGACCAAAAACGATCTGCCCGATCCGATCACTTTCTACCCGTCCCCCTTCGACCAGGCCTGAGCCATGACGACTATCACCCCATTGCTTCGCGTCAAAGAGCGCATTGTTGGACCCTCTGGGTTCTTCAACATCCAGAACGAGTGGTACGGCTACGCCGACGAGTTCAAGTACACGATCGGCCTGGCCGGCCTGATGGGCTTCGGGGTGGGCTGCTGCCCGCCTGACCTGCTGCCCGCCGACATGGGGCTGCTGCCAGGCACAGAAGATCGATTTAGCCCTAACTACGGCACCTACATTCACCTGCCGAGCGCTTCAATTCAGTGCTTCATTCCGGCGCACTACATTGATGTACAAGCCCCTGGCAACACCAGCGCGCCGTTCTTCGGCACCAAGGTGGTGATCTCGGACACCCAGTCCGGCAACGCTGTGCTGGCACGTCCCTTTACCGATGGTGGCGGCTCGGTGATTGGGGTGTTCATCGACAAATACCAGGGCAGCAACTGCCGGGCCGATGGCAGCGGCTTGCCAAACCACACGAACGGCCCTGGTGGCACCCCACTGACTGGCGGCATCTTTGCCAGCCGGCCGCTGCAGTGGCCCGTCAGCGCCACCACCAAGGACGACGGTGGCACTGACTTCAACAGCCCGTTCAGCTTGTGCGACAGCACTGCGCTGAACACCAACGCGACCGCCCCGACCAACAACCTTGGCGGCATCTGGGCTCTGTGCAAGACCCGTGGCACGGACTTCCTCCCCTGCCCGATCTGGACTTACACGCAGATCGGCTACCTGTCACTTGCTCACGCTCAGGCTTTGCTGGATGGCGCTGGCGCCCCGATCAGCGGCGCCACCACAAACGCCGCCTGGATGGACGTTGCCCCCTATGCGCCCAAGGGGAACAACAACGGCGGCTCCGACGTGAACAAGTCGAGTCTGCAGTTCGCTCGCACCGACTTGACCGGCAACGTGTCGGGTTGGGCCGGCCGCAGCGCTCGGTCCTTTACCGGCGCAGCGCGGATTAGCGGCGCCTCTGCGGTTGAGCACACCACCCACAACGGCCAGCTCAGCGGCATCGTGGACGTCAATGGCAACCAGTGGGGCATCGCCCCGGGGCTGACTTCGGTGACCAGCGCCATGGCCGCCAACGGCTACCGGATGCTGCCGGGGTCTGCGGCTTGGAGCTCGATCTCCAGCAACAACGACATCCGCGCTGCTGCTGGCTTGATCTCCCTGGCGGCCGAGAGCACGGCTAGCGCCGACGACGGCATCTGGCACACCAATGCCAACGCCTGGACCTATCTGCAGGCGGCCACCAGCGGGACGTTCCACCCCTCAAGCACCTGGGCGGCCAACGCCACCCGGCGGGCCATGGCGGAGTGCGGCCTGCCCCGCGAGCTGGGCACCAACACCTCTCAGACCAGCACCAACATCTACGGCGGCGACGGCTTCTTCCGCTCGCTGACTGCAGACTGCGTGCCGCGTGTTGGGGGCGACTGGGGCGACTCCGCCTTTGCGGGTGTGTTCTCCCGGAGTCTCGACGTCACCCCGTCGAGCCCCGGCAACCGCCTTGGTGCGCGGGCCGTGCGCCTTCTGTCCGCGTGAGCGGACATGTGGGGGAGGCGAGAGCCTCCCCTTCCCCCCCAGAAGGCCTCGACAAGCGCCAGGAGCGCTATTGGCTCATCGAGCGGCGCTGCAAGGACCTGTGCCTCTACCTCGACGTGCTCACGCGCAACATGCCGCGCTACGAGAAGTACGTGCTCAGCGCCAAGATGCGAGAGATCGGCTACCTCTGCCTGGAGCTGGCCATCGCCGCCAACAAGAAACAGCACAAGAAGACCGACCTCACCCGCTTCAATGTGCAGCACGAGTTCCTGCGGCAGCTGCTCAACCTGGCGGTCGAGGCCAAGTTCATCGAACCCAGGCGCCACCGCATTGCGTCCGAGAAACTCGACGAAGTGGGCAAACTGCTTGGCGGCTGGCTACGCTCAGAGCTCAGGGCAGATTCCTGAAATGCTTGCCGCGTGTTGGGGGCAACTGGAACGAATCCGCCAATGCAGGTGTGTTCAACCGGAATCTCAACAACACACCGTCGAACACCAACAACAACAATGGTGCGCGGGCCGTGCGACTTCGACACCATCACGCCCAGCGTCGATCCTCACGGGGATCGGCCGTGACGTGTTGAAGGGAGGGAATCTGTCCATGAGCCCACCCTGGGCTCTCAATAGCCGGGTCGGGCGATTCCAGTAGCGCAAGCGACCGTCTCGCCATGCCCCACAAACTCGGCAACCTTTGGCCCCAGATCGCAGACTACGACGCGCTTCTGGATGCTTGGCGGGAAGTCAAAAAGGGCAAGGCATCCAAGCCAAACATCCTCGCCTACCAGAGCAATCTGGCGGTCAATCTCTCACGGCTAGAGGCCAAGTTGCAGGCCTGTGAGTATCAACCATCGCAGCATTACGAGTTCTGGATTAAAGACCCCAAGCCACGGCTAATTCAAGCGCCGTTCTTGGAGGATCGCATCGTTCAACACGCGGTCTGCAATGCGTTGCGCGTGCCGTTGCAGCAGCGGCTGATCTTCCACACCTACAGCTGCCTGATCGGCCGCGGCACCCATCGCTGCAGCGCTGAGCTGCAACGGATGCTGCGCAACCCACACTGGAAGTATTACCTCAGCCTCGACATCAGCAAGTTTTTCTACAGCATCAACCACGATGCGCTGTATGCAGAGATCTGCCGGCACATCAAATGCAAGCGCACGCTCGATCTGCTGTGGCAATACATCACCATCAACGGCAACGGGGTGGGCATCCCGATCGGGGCGAGCACCAGCCAGATCATGGCCAACATGGCGCTCAATCCGGTGGATCACTTTGCCCGGCGCGAACTCAAGCTCGGCACCTTTCTGCGCTATTGCGACGACATGATCGCCCTGTTCGAGACGGCGGCCGAGGCGCACGCCGCCCACCAGGCGATCGAGGCCAAGGTGCAGGAGCTGGGGATGCAGCTCAACAGCAAGAGCGGGGTGGGCTGGATCGCTGATGGCGTCGACTGGGTGGGCTACCGGCACTGGAGGCACTACAAGCTGATCCGCAAGCGAGCAATCAAGCGGCTCAAGCGCCGCTCAAAAGGCGGCTGCAGCCTGGAGACAACGATGGCCTACCTCAGCCACGCCAAGACCACCTCCAGCCTGAAACACGTCACCGGAGTGCTGTGGCGCGCCAATCCAGATCAGCGACCGGAGATCTATGCCTGGGTTTGCCGGCACCGCCGCAGCCGATAGGCTTGAGCCAAGTGTTCTGCACCAGTGCAACTGTGCCCGAGCCACTGACTGCAATCCTGGCTGCCCTCGCAGGAGTGGTCTTCGGCAGCGCCAGCAACTGGTTCGCCAACCTCCGCAAGTCCGACGACGCCGCCACGGTGGCGCTGATCGAATTGTCGGCCTCGGTGAAGCACATCGACAAGACGCTGGAGCGCTTCGAGACCGCGTTCGATGGCGTCTACACGACGCTGCAGAAGCACGACAACCGCATCACCCGCCTGGAGGCGATAGATGGGCGCTCTGAGTAATGCCGTCGAGCATCAAGAGGTTCTGATCGGCTTCGGCCTGTTCATGCTCTCCGAGCTGATCGGGATGAGCAAAGCCAAGGACAACTCAGTCCTGCAGCTGGTGCTGCACATGGCCCGCGAGTTGTTCCCCTACGAGCTGCAGCGCCGCGAGCCGCCCAGCCGCCAGAACCGTCCCCGCCGCCGCCGCGACGCCAACGGCCGCTTCACGGACGGCAAGTGAGATACCAGCCGCCGGAGCCCCCGGGCATCCAGCGGGGGTTCCAGTTCCTGCGGCTGTAGACCAGCCCAGCGCCCTTGGTGTTCTTGGTGTAGCCGCCCTGCACCAGCAGTGCTTCGCCGTTGGGGTCGTTGTGGATCCAGGCGGCCTCGGTGTAGCCAATCACCACTGACCAGTGCCCACCGCCGCTGGGGGCGCTCACAGGCCCCCTGTGGAGCCAGCCGACAGCCACGGGCCGGCCGGCGTCGATCTCCTGCTCCAGGGCCTTGGGGGTGCCGCTGGTGTGGAAGTTGGCCTTCAGCCCCAGGGACCGCAGCGCCGACAGCTGGGCCTCGGCCGAGGTGGTGTCGCCGTACTTGGCGCGAATGGCGTTGTAGGCGTCGTCATTGACAACCTTCCCCCAGAACATTGCCAACATGGCGCAGGAGCTGGAGAAGCACTCGCGGTAGCCAGTGCCGCTCTTGTTGTCGAGCTGGCTCTGCCACTTCACCGGCAGCGGATTGCGCACCAGGGCCGCCTGTTGCTGGGCTTTGTAGCCCTCCACCCATTCGGCGCTCTCGGTCAGCAAGCACGGGTCCGCCTGCTTGATGTGCCGGCCGAGCTTGATGACGGCCTTCTTCTGGTGATCGAGGCCCTTGTAGTTCTCCCAGAATTGGAGCCAGCGCTCGTCAGTGAACTGGACTTCCTGGATCATGGGAACAGAAGCTCTGCACCTGTGTAACTGTGGCCGATCTCCGCGACAAGCTCGAACAGCTCCACGAAGACGTGGTTCAAGTGCTCTCAGGCCGGCTCAAAGCCGAAGAGGTGGCCAACGACGACCTGAAGATGGCGATGCAGCTGCTCAAGCAGAACAGCATCTCGGCGGCAGCGATGCCCGACACGCCCGCCAGCGATCTGGCGCGGATGGCCGGCAAGCTCAACTTCTCCACGCTGGAGGAGAAGACCAAGGTGGTGCCACTGCGCGCCGAGGATCGCCTCAGCGCTTGATGCCCCCGTAGGCCTGGTTGCGTGGCTGGGGGCGGAAGCCCAGGGCCAGCGAGTCGATCTGGCTGCCGGTCTCATCGAACCAGGCATCGCGGATCGCGTCGTCGATCTCTTCCTGCCGGGCGGCCTTGGCTTTCTCCTGGTCTTGGGCCGCGGCCTCCACGAAGTAGGCGCAGCCCAGGGCCAGTGCATCAATCCGGTCATCGAACTGCAGCGCGCCGCGCTCGATCGTGATCCGGCTCATCTGGTACAGCAGTGAGCGGGGGTGGCCAGTTTCCGGGTCACGCTCAGCGCCAGCCCAGTCGCTCTGGATCAGCTCGGTGTTGAAGATCAACCGGTGCTGCTGGGCCAGCGGGGCCAGGGTGTCGACGATGCGGCGCTCCTTCTGGCCGCTGACGCGCCGCTCCTCCACCGCGCAGGGATGCAGTTTCTGCATAACCGGCTGCAGGAGGGCGGTGAACATGCCGTCGCCGAGATTGCTCTCCGCCACCACGTCGGAGACGTTCCAGCGCTTGGCGCGCTCGGCCAGCAGCCGCAGCACCTCCGGCTCGTAGCCGCGAGTGGTGCCGCCGCTCTCCAGTACAAACAGGTTGCCGTTGAGCTCAGCGATCACCGCCCAGGCCAGCTCGTCGCTGCCGCGGCCGGAGGGGTCGATCGCCAGGATGCAGCGCCAGGTCTCGCTGGCCGGCACCCAGCCCTGCACAACAGCTGGGGAGTGGTAGAAGCGATCCGCACCCAGGCCGACGCACGGCAGGCTCTGGATGCGGTGCTCGCTGCTGGCGGACCAGGCGACCACCTCCGGCAGCGCCTTGCCATCGAGGGGCATGACGATCAGATCGCCCAGCCGGATCGGGAACTTGTCGAGGGTCGACAGGCGGCAGTTGAGCATGAACTGCAGCTGCCAGCTCACCTTCGTGCTGCCCATCTCGCGGCGCAGCAGCTCGTCTTCACCAAAGCGCTCGGGGTCAGTCGGCTGGCCGGCCAGGTGCGGCCGCTCTTCGAGCTCCTCCACCATCAGCGGGTCCAGGTGCCCCTCGTAGGCATCCCACTGCTCCGGATCAGCCGGGTTCGGGTAGCGGCACGGCCACAGGCGGATCTTGTAGCCCCGCTCGCGCACCAGCCGCCAGTACATGGAGGTTTCCAGGTGCGGCGTGCCCAGGTAGGCAATCACCCGCGGCAGCACCTGCTCCTCGCTGTCGGGCTTGAGGATGGCCTCCAGCTCCGTTGATGCCGTCCAGAGCCGCTCCTGTTTGAGCGGAGTGATCGAGTTGTTGAGCGTCTCGATGTCGTCCGGGTAGATGGCGGTGGCCCGTTTGCCGGTCAGCGACGGCGACAGGATTCCCACAGCGCGGACACTCGGGCTCTGGTCCACCACCGAGGGGCCCACGTCGAAAGCCTTGGTTGAGCTGCGCCCATCGGCGCGGGGTTCCAGGCAGCGGAGGATGTCGATGTCACGGATGCACCGCGCCATGAAGGTGGTGATCTCCATCGCCTTCTCAGCGGTGGAACCCGGGATCAGGATCTTCTCGTTGAAGGGATCCACCCGTAGCCGGTGCAGTGCACGGAAGGCGGTGATCGTGCTCTTGGCCACGCCACGAAAGCCCACCGTGATCGAGCGGTTCGGGCCGGTCTCCAGCCAATCGCAGATGCGCAGCTGCTGTTTGGTCGGCTCATCCGCCAGGTTGAGCTCCCGCAGCAGGTAGCAGGCGAAGTAGGCGAACCGCCCAGCGCCCAGCTCCGGCGGGATCGGAACCCAGCTCAAAGTGAAACCCCTCCCACCACAAAGGCAGAAGGGGTTTCACCAACCACCAACCGCCACATGACGGCTGGAACGCAACAGCACCACCTGTACACGCTGATCACAGCTTAGGCCTCCTCGACCACCCAGGCTTCGTTGACATCTGGGGTGGCGGGGTCATCGCCCTTGAACTCACCCTTTGCGGTGCGTGAGCGCTTCTTCGTTGCGGGCTTCGGCGCTGGCAGAGGACAACCACCTCCCAGAGCCGCTTCCGCAGCGCGGACCACTTCTTCGGGAACGTCGCTGCCATAGCTCTGCAGGCCGAGACGAATCCGCTCGTCATTGGTGACGTACACAGGTGCAAAGCAGATAGTCCCACGCTACCCATTGACAGTCGGTCATTCCAGCGAGGATTGGAACTGAGCCCATAGATGGCCGCGGCGCTTTGGCCCACCCACCGATGCCAGGTAGGGGTTCACCAGGTAGTAGCTCTCGCCGGTGCGTTGGTCCAACACCTTCGACACCAGGCCCTCCCGCTTGAGGCGGGTGATGGCACTGACGCAGACCGGCAGCTTGATGCTCAGCCGCTCGGCGATGTACTTGGCCGTCACGTGCGCTCTACCGCTGCGCCAGTTGACGTAGTTGAGCAGGGTCAGGAACACCGCAGCATCCCGCAGCTCCAGCTTCCGCTGCCCCAGCAGGGCAATGGTCGAATCCAGATCTCGTTGATGGACCATCACGAAACCCTCGTCACCGTCCTCTCTAGACTTCATCCAGTCAGCCTCCAACTGACGAGCCCCAACGAGTCATTCGACTCATCCGCCCATGAAGCCTCTGACCAGGCCAGTGGGCGGAAGGGGTTTGGCAAGGCTCAGATTAACCCCCAAGCAACAGAGGTGCAGAGCAAACCGGTCTCCCACTGCCCTGTTTCCCGGACTCTCTGATCTCTCTACTGGTACACAGAGGCGTAGGACAGCGAATCCACCCCAGGGATCCCCCGTATGCAGATACGCAGGACAGAGATCGGGGAAGACCTGCGGCAGATGGGTGCGGGATTGGGAGAAGGTCGGGGAATAAGGGGAGGTCCGTTTTGGGGTCGCGTGTTGTGGTGGTGACCCCAGCGCTGGGAGCAGCGGGTTCCCCCCCGTAGGGGGTGACCTAGGCGCCCCTGGGCGCCGTTCTTCTGGCTGTTGCTGCCCTGCAGGCATCCGGCAGCCGAGAAGGCAGGCCACCCCTGGCATTGATGCGGATTTGAGATCCGCTGTAGTGGGCTGGGCCTGGATCGTCACGCCTGCCGTGGCCAGGTGCCGGGCCGCGCAGTGTGACTGAATGTAAAGAGTTATTACAGATTGAAGAACGGCAGCCCCTGCCATCCATGCACAGGTGCAACACAGGCCATGATGTCGGCAGATGCGCTGCACTACTGCAACGCATTGCCAACCACCAACCACCCAACAACAGATGACCTCCAACGCTCGCGCCTACGCGTTCGTCTCCCTGGCTGTGCTGGCCCATGCCGGGCTGCCGCTGCTGCTGACACCGGCCGCACCCATCGGCGCCGCCCTGCTGCTAGTGGCCACGCCTGCCGCCGCCGCTGTAGGCGCTTCCCTCCGCTGATCACAACCACCAACCACCAACCACCAACCACCGCGACCCATGACCTACGAAGAATCGGTCCTCGACTACTGCGACCAACACGGCAGCCTCAGCCTTGGGGACGCCTCGCAGCTGCTGGCCGACCACGGTTTCAGCCTTGCCGACGTCTACGAGGACGACCACGGGGTGAGCCCTGTGGCCCTCGACGAGCGCAACGGCGAAGCCCTGCTGGCCTGGCTGGGGTATTGAGCCATGCGCAGCACCGCCTCCGCCCTGTCCGCTGGGCTCCTGACGCTCTGGGCCCTGGTAGCCCTCGCCGACAAGCCCGCACCACTGCCCGCCGCGGCCACCACACCAGCGCCACTGGTGACCGCTCCGGCGGCTCCCAGCGCTCTCGGGGACGTCCGCACCCTCAGCCGCTACCCCGGCAACTGATCCCATCCCGGAGGGCCTCGGCTCTCCCTGCTGGGTTCACCAGCACCAACCACCAACCACCCAATCCATGACCACTGCAACCATGACCAAAGAGCTCAGCCACGCCGAGCAAAACGCCACCGGCTGGGCTGAAGGCATCGCCACCGCCTACGAGACCCACGCGTTCTGCGCCGAAGAAGGCCAGGGCCGTTACCTGAGCCAGGCCGCTAAGGCCATGCTCCGGGAGCTCGGCTACGACGGCACCAACCACGCCCAGGTGCTGGAGGCAATCGAAGAGCAAAGCCGCGAGCAGCCCCTGTCGGTCGAAGTGCGCAACGGCTGGCACACCCCAGGCGAGCAGGACGAAGACGGCCCGGAAGAGTTCTGCATCCTGCTGAGCACCGGCGGGCCAGCCCTGCGCATCCGAGGCGAGCTCAGCCACGGCGAGCCCGACCGCTGCTGGCTGGAGCACCAGGACTGGGGCACGCCCTGGACCCGGTTCTACGACGCAGACCGCGAGGCGCTGCTGTGGTTCGCCGGCCTGTTCTGGTTCGGCGCCTGACCTCAGCCCGGAGGGCTCCGGCCCTCCCTGCTGGGCTCTCCCAGCGACCAACTGCAACTTCAACCCATGGAACCCATCGCCAAGCGCTACGGGCCCACGGCCCCAGCCTTCAAGCACCCGCAACGAATCAGCGTCACCGTCTCGTGGCACGTCCTGCAAGCCCTGCAGCAGCGCGCCGACCTCGAAGGCCGCAGCCTGTCCAACCTTGCCGCCTACGAGCTGGAGCGGGCGCTGGCCACCAGAACGCAGCGCTGAACCTCACCCGGAGCCGTTGGGGACCGGTTCCCTGTGGGGCTCACCCACCAACCACCAACCCACCCCTACGCCTGTCCTACGCCAGGCCTAGGACAGTCCTACGTCACACCTATGCACGACCCTGCACCACTGCAAAGCAACGGCCAAAGCGCGGCCTGCAGCACCTACCGCGGCTGCCTGCTCACCACAGGCGCCGATTTGCTGGGCCAGCCCCTGATCACCGTCTACCGCCACGACGGCGCCGCCCTGGGCCAGTACGGGTCCCAGCAGCAGGCCCGCCAGGCCATCGACCACGCCTGCCCCAAGCCCGCCGCGGCCCAACAGGCGCTGCCGTTCAGCGACGGCGCGCAGCTGGGGCCGCTCTTCCACTGAGAAAACGCCATGAACCACATCTCACCAGCCGAAGCCCATTTACTGGCCCAGGCCCTGCGGCCCCGGCTGCAGGCCCTGCTCGACTTGCGCGCCGCCCAGGTGCAGACCCTCCCTGCAGGAGATACGGCCTGGGCCGACACCGAGGAGGCGATCGAGCTCTGCACCGGCGCTATGCAGAAGCTGGAGGCGATCGCATGACCAACCTTCAAGCCCTCGCGTGGTTCTGTTTCCCGCTTGCGCTGATCCCGCTTGGCCTGCTGTGGCCGCTGTGGCTGCTGCTGGGGATCGGCTGGGGGATCGCCCGCTGCTTCCGCCCTGCTGGGGTGAAGGCGACGGAGCGGAACCGGGCCAAGGCAAAGGCAAATCTGCAGCGCCAACGCGTGCGCACCATGGTGCAGATGCACCTCGCCGCCCAGGGCCTGCCTGACACCGCCCGGAACCGGGCGCTCGTGGCCATGCACCTCGGGGGCCAGCAATGACGCAGCCCAACGACGTGGCCGCCCTGCTGAAGGGGCTGCGCGGAGTGTTCCGCGACCACATGAAGACCACAGGCCGACACGTGGGCCATCCGCCGCTGGTGGCCGCCGAGGCCCTGCTGTGGATTGCCGGCGGCATCGACCACGGCAGCGACCTGGCCGACGCGATGGGGATGGACCGGAGCACCGCGAACCGGACCATTGCCCTGCTGCGGGGACGCACCCGCTGGCGGGAAGGGCGCTCGATGCCCAGCCCATTTGGGCTGGTTGAGCTAAGGAAGCACCCGCACCGAAGGGGCTACCAGCTATCCCTCACCAGCGACGGAAAGGAGCTGATCGCTAGTACATTTGCATCACATACGGGGCACCCGTACACACCTGGAGAGCAAACCGAATGCGAGTCGCTCTAATCGCCTCGGCCTCAATCCCCTTGGGCCAGTGCTGGCGCGAGGTTTCGGTGTTCCTAGAGGACCACGGAGGCCGGCCGCGACTATCTGTGCAGAGGTGGCAGAGTCCTAGGACTGTCCTATGCCACAGCCCATGGATCTGGATCAATTTGCGAGGGGTCTGGACGCTTTTGCGGTTCACGACCCGACGCACCTTTACATCCATCACGTCCAGGCTTTTCTCGAAGTGGCCCGCCACGGCAGGCGCACCTACGAGGAGATCGCTGCGGCCCTGAGCATCACGCCCGCTTCCGTCTCCCGCATCGCTCAATCGTTGTCGGACACCCACCGCAACGGCACGCCAGGCCACGGCCTGCTGAAGATCGACCGGGACCCAGGAGAAGGGCGCCGCTACGTGTTGCGGCTGAGCACCAAAGGCGAAGCCATGGCCCGCCAGCTGCGCAACATCAAATGACACCAACCACCAACCACCAAGCCCACCATGGCCGGATCAGTTCGCCGACACAGCGACGGCTGGATCGCTGATGTAACCGTTGACGGGGTGCGCCGCACCCGCAAAGCCAAGACCAAAGCCGAGGCCCTGGCCCTCAAACGCCTGCTGCTGGAGCAGCTCATGGCCCGGCCCTCGGGGCCCGGCAACGGCATCACCCTTCAGGAAGCCCGCGACCTGTCCCTGCGCATCCGCTGGCGGGGCCTGGCCTACGAGCGCACGGCCGCCATCTACAGCCAGGAGGCGGTGGACCACTTCGGCCCGCACGCCCCGCTCTGCTCCATCACCGCCCCAATGGTGGAGGAGTGGCGCCAGAAGCTGCTGGCCAAGGGGAACCGGCCGGGCACGATCAACATGAAGGTCGGCACCATCCGCTCGATGATGTCTGACGCAGTGCTGCACGGCCGGCTCGATGCCATCGCGGCGCTGCCCCGGCAGCTGACCAAGCGCAACACCAAGGACCGGGTGTTCAGCGACGAGGAGGTGGCCGGCTTCTGCCAGTTCTTTCGGGCCCTGGGCCAGCCCGCCGCGGCCGATCTGCTGGTGTTCCTGCTGGAGAGCTGCTGCCGCTGGGGCGAGGCCGAGAAGCTCAAGGGCCAGGACGTCGACTTGGAGCGCGGGACCGTCACGTTCTGGAGCACCAAGAACGGCCGGCCTCGGTCGGTGCCGCTCACCCGCAGGGCAATTGACGCCCTGGCCCCGCACATGCCGGCGGTGCCCACCCATCGGGTGTGGCCCTACAAGTACGGCACCTTCCGCTGGTATTTCGCGCAGGCCAAAGAGGCCCTGGGCCTGGCCGACGACGAGGCGCTCACCATCCACACCACCCGCCACACCTGCGCCAGCAAGCTGGCCAGCCGGGGTGTGAGCCAGGGCCAGCTGATGGCCTTCGGCGGATGGGAAAGCCTGGCAGCGGTGCAGCGCTACATGCACCTCCAGACCGGGGCGCTGGCGGCCTGCGTCGCAGCGCTGGAGGCCTGACCCATGGTTGAGCTGCTGCTGCTCGCCCAGCTGTCCGGCCCGCCCTGCGGGTGGAACTACGGGGTGGAGATCACGCCGGAGAACATGCCCCTCACCGGCTGCACGGTGCCCAGCAAGACCGACCCCTATGGGGTGCGGCTGCGCATGGATCCGTTCTCGCCCAGCGGGGTGCGGGCCGAGCCCGCCAGGCCACCGCTCTACGAGTAGGGCCCGGTTTACTGTTGCCGCCCGGCACGCCGGGCCGGGGGATTAGCTATCTGGTGAAAGCACCCGACTCATAATCGGAGTCAGGCCGGTTCGATCCCGGCATCCCCCATCCAATCAGCTCTGACAGCGAGCGCGTTCACCGAACCGGGTGGAGATGCAGCCTCGATGCGCACCCGATGCGCCTGCCGCACATGCTGCAAACCGCTGCAAACCGCGCATCAGCTGCAGCGGAACCGATCCGAAAGGTTTGCGGATCTGCAAAGCAAACTCATAATTCGCTGTAGCGCCTTGCACATCTGCAAAACACTTGCTCCGAGCGCGTTTCAATAGGACGCAGCCAGCCGTGCAGAGGTGCAGTGAAAAAAGTGCCAAAAGACGCCATTCGCGCACACGGCAGGCATACGGCATTTTCTTCACCTCCTCCAAACGGCCTCCAAGCATCGCGGGAGGAGGCCGAAACGGAGGCCGCCAAGGCCCGCGCCAAGGCCAACCGGGCGGCGCTGGTGGCCCAGGGGAAGGAGGGCGCCACCGAGTACGGCCGGCTTCTGTTTGACCGCTGCGGGGAGAAGGTCCAGATCGGGATCGACGCCCTGCTCACCCGCTTTGCGGCCAACCCGGCGATGGCCGGGCCGCACTACGAAGCGCTGCCCCTGCTGCTGCACTTCAAGGACAAGGGCCTGGCGCCGATTGCGGCCGTGGCCCTGGGCGCTGTGCTCGACACCCTCACCCGCCGGCAGAGCTACGGGGTGCTGGCCGCCACGATCGGCCGCCGCATTGAGGACGAGGTGCGGGCCATGGCCATCGAGGACCGGGGCGGCGATCTGCTGCGCCTGCTGAAGAAGCGCGCCGGCGGCAAGAAGAAGGAGGTGGTGGGCACCCGGGTGATGGGCCAGCTGCAGCTGGACGAGGAGCCCTGGACCAACGGCGACCGCCGGGCCGTGGGCTCTCTGCTGCTGGACGTGGTGGTGCGCGAAACCAGCCTGGTGCGGGTGGTCTACGTCTCCCAGCGCAAGCCAATGGTGGAGCCCACGCTGGAAACCCTGACCCTGGCTAAGTCCTGCCCGCCTCAGGTCGGGCCACCGAGGCGACTGCCGATGCTGGCGCCGCCGCGGCCGTGGACTGGGCTCTATGGCGGCGGGCACTACAGCAACAGCCAGCCGCTGGTGGGCTGCCGCACGCCCCGGGACCTGAGCTACCTGGACGAGGCGGCGCTGGCCCCGGCCCTGAAGGTGGTCAACACCCTGCAGGAGCAGCAGATGCTGATCGACCCGTGGATGGTCGACATGCAGCGCCAGGCGTGGGACGCGAACCTGCCTGACCTGTTCCCCGTGCGCCGCAATCCGCTGACCCCGCCGCCGCGGCCGGAGAACGAGCAGGACCGCAAGGCCTGGAAGGAGTGGCAGAAGGAAGCGACCCGGGCCTGGCACGACGAGAGGGAAGGCAAGAAGCAGCGGGTGCGCATCGAGCAGGCGTTGCGCCAGTGCGAGCAGGTGGCCGGCCAGCCCGTGTGGTTCGCCTACGACCTGGACTTTCGCGGCCGGGTCTACAGCTCCAACCGCTACGTCACCCACCAGGGGCCGGACTGGGAGAAAGCAGCGGTGAGCTTTGCCGCCGGTGAGCGCTGCGACGAGGAGGCCGCCAACTGGATCCTCAAAGCCGCGGCCGGGCACTTCGGGCTGGGCCGGGCGACTTGGGAGGAGCGGCTGCGCTGGGGGATGAGCAACATCGAGCGGATGGTGGCGGTGGCCGAGAGCCCCCTTGACCAGCTCGACCTGTGGGCCGGTGCCAAGGAGCCGTGGCAGTTCCTGCAGATGGCGCGAGCCTTCCGCGGTTGGCTGGCTGATCCGAGCCAGCCGATCGGGGTGCCGATCCGCTTTGACCAGACGACCAGTGGGCCGGGGATCCTGGCTGCCCTGGTGCGGGACCGGCGCATCGCCGAGAGCTGCAACCTGATCGGCGATCGCCCCAACGATCTCTATGCGGTGGTCGCCGCCCGGGTGCAGCAGGTGCTGCGCGGCGACCTGGAGGCCGGCAGCGACCGCGCCCAGCGGCACGCCGCGTTCTGGCTGGAGCTCGGCATCGACCGCAAGCTCACCAAGGGGCCGGTGATGACGACCACGTACGGCGCCCAATACCAGGGCCTGGTCGATGGGCTGGTGGAACTGCTCACCCAGGAGGTGGGCCTGCTGCAGCCGTGGGAATACGAGAGCAAGCTGCTGGGGCCGAGCCGGTATCTGGCCAAGCGGCTGCTGGCCACGCTGAAGGAAGAGGTGCAGCCCTGCCTGGCGATGCAGGAGTGGCTGCGCAAGGTGTCGGCCGCGGTGGTGAAAGAGCAGAAGCCGGTGGAGTGGACGACCCCGATGGGTTTTCCGATCCGGCTCGGCTCGCCAACCCCAACGCGCAGCAAGGTGCGGACGCTGCTGAGCGGGGCGCCCAGCTGGCAGAGCGTGATGGATCGGCCCCAGGCCGGGGAGCTCAGCGCCCGGGCGACGAACCGGAGCATCACGGCCAACCTGGTGCACAGTTTTGACGGAGCGCTGGCTCACGCCGTTGTTCACAGAGGTGCAACGCATTGCGTCCAGCTACTGACCAATCACGACTGCTTTGCGGCGATCCCGGCTCGATGTGGCTGGCTGCACCACACGCTGCACGACGAGCTGCGCGCCATGTACATGACCGACTGGCTGGCAGAGATCACAGCCGAAATCAAGGCCAGCTCTGGGGTTAAGCGGCTTCCGCCGCCGCCGATGGTGGGCGACCTGTGCCCTGGGGAGATCGGCCAGAACCCCTATTGCTTCTCCTGAGCCTGTCCTAGGACTTGCGTACGACTGTCCTACGCCTTAGGGTCGCCAAGTACGTTGCAGATCTGCAGCACAAATGGCGCGACAAATGCTGACCACCCCCGTGGGCAATGCCTACTGGGCCAAATGTTTCGAGCCTGAGGAAGACCGATTCGACGAAGGCAAGCCCCGCTGCTGGTCCATCAGCTGGTGCGGCGACCAGAACGACGCCGAAACCCTGGCTCTGATGCAGACCATCGAGGCCGAGTTCACCCGGATCCATGGCGATGGCGCCAAGCCCAGCAAAAACGCCTGGCCTTTCCGCGAGCAGAACGACAGGGACGGCAAGCCCACGGGCTTGATGGAGTTCCGCTTCAAGAAGAACGAGACCACCAAGAAGGGGATGGTTCTCCAGGCCCCGGCCGTCTACGACAGCCACAAGAACCTGTGGCCAGCCGGTGAGCTGATCGGCAACGGCAGCAAGGTGAAGGTGGCCTTCACCGCCTGGGGCTGGGAGGACAAGTTCGGCAAGAAGGGCGTGAGCCTGAGCTTCGAGGCCCTGCAGGTGCTCGACCTGGTGCCCTACGAGCGCAAGGCCCCGGCCGATGCCTTCGGGGTGGAGAACGGTTACGTGGTCGACACGCCGGCGGATTCCTTCACCGATCAGGTGCAGGAAAAGGCAGAGGCATTGACCCCGAGCCAGCGCCTGCAGCAGCGCGCTGCCCAGGTGGCGGCCGAGGCCCCCGCGGCACTGGCCTCGGCCGACGCTGACGAGGTGCCGTTCTGATGCGCACCGCCGACTTCGAGCTCCGCGTTCCGCTGATGTCCAAGGCGCGGCCCCGCTCGCCCCGCGGCGGCGGCCGGCCCTACATGCCCAAGGCCTACATGGACTGGAAGGCCAACGTTCGCGCTGTGCTCGGCGAGTGGTGGACCATCGAGCCGCTCGATGAAGTCCGCTGCCTGCTGCTGTCTTTCCGCGGCCCGGCCCGGGGCGACCTGGACAACCTGGCGGGCGCGGTGCTCGACGCCGGCAACGGTCTGATCTGGCGCGACGACCGGGTGGGCGTGCTGCCCACCCTCGCCTTGCGCTGGACGAAGACCCACAAAGAAGACCAATCGATCTACATCAAGGTGATCTGGGAATGACCGATCTCTACCCGCCCCTGCTTGATCAGCGGTGCGGCAACTGCAGGTATTTCAGGTACGACCAGTGCCGCCGACACGCGCCCAGGCCGGAGCACCGAGAGCGCTGGCAGCGCTGCAGCTGGCCAAAGGCCTACAGCGGCGAGTGGTGCGGCGAGTGGGCCCCACAGGAGGTAGGCCAATGAACTGCCCCAAGTGCAACCACGAACAGAGCCGCGTCATTGATCTGAAGCGGAAGTCGGACGGGCTGCGGCGCGGGCGCATCTGTGCAGGCTGCGGCCACAAGTTCAACACCCTGGAGCGGATCGAAATCTGGGACCCGACCGTGCACGGCTATGTGGCGCCAGGAGAGGGCCGGCCCGCCCTGGAGGTGGTCCCCGACCATTTTGTTGAGGTGCCCAAAAAGGTCGCGGCCTCCGCCCGGCACGAAGCTTCCGTCGACGAGGAGTGTGTGTCCTTCGTCTCCCCCGAGGCCCGGCTGCTGCTGGTCCAGTGGTGGAACGAGAGCCGCAAGAGCAAGCACGGCGCCAAGGCCACCTGGACCCGGGCGGCGTGGGAGGCCAGCGTTCAACGCGTCGCCAACCTGCCGACCGACCTGCAGTTGGCCCTTTGCCGGGCTGGCGTTGAGCACGGCTGGCAGGCCCTGAAGCTCGACTACATCAAAGACGAGCTGGCCAAGCCCACCGCTGCTGGGCGGCCGATGCCCAAGGACCCCTCGATGCGCGCTGCGCTGGAGTCATGGCCCAAACCAGCCTGACCCCCGAGACCTTCTTGGCCGTGGCCGAGATGATCGCCGCTCACCTGCGGATCAAGGAGGCGGATCGGTGGAGCCCGCACATCTGCCGGCTCAAGTTCCATAGCTTCAGCTCCGAGTTTCCCGAGATCAACGAGCCCCAGTTCATGTGGGCCGCTGAGCAGTGGGTGCAGGGCACCGAGGCCGGCAGCTTCCTGCGCTACCCCACCTGGGGCGAGCTCATGGCACCGCTGTACCGGTCGGAAGGTGGCCGGGCCAACCGCAGCTGGGGGCCCCGGGAGGGGCTGCCCGGCTTCGTGAAGTTCCGGCCCGAGCAGGTAGCACAGCTGCCGAGGATTCCTCGGTCGCTGGCTGCGCCGCCCGATCAACAGAACCTGGCCGCTTATCAGACGGTGGGCCGGGCCGGTGAGGCCGAGGCCCAGGGCCTGGCGCTCAAGCCGATCGAGGAGCAGCGGCTGTTGGCCAGCAGCGGGCTGACCGATGAGGAGTGGCAGGCCTACCTCGCCCGAGTGGAGGAGGCCGAATGCAACCCCTGATCACCTTCAAGGAGCGGCAGCAAATCCTGGAGCGCGGCCTGGTTGGCGGGCTGTGGTCCATCGACCAGTTCAACAAGACCAGCGCCAAGGGCGAGCCGGTGCTGCCCAGCCCTGGGTTTCTCACCGATCACCCGCAGTTCTTCGACAAGGCATTCCGCGACATGGAAGCGTTCAACCAAGGCGTGGGCGTGAGGGCCCCGTGGTGAGCAAGTGGACCGATGGCTACTCGATTGGCCAACCGGTGAAGGTGCGCCACCAGGGCAGCTGGCGTCGCGCCCAGGTGTGCGCCATCCGCGGCAGGAGCTGCATGGTTGTGCTGGTCAAATCCGGCGAGCAGACGACCGCAAACATTCACGACCCCAGAAACATCGAGCCATGCCAAATCGAAAGCCCGAGCGAACAGTCGACGTCGAACGATCAGCTGTCCTTCGGATGATGGAACAGGCCCGCGCTCGTGTTGAAGAAGCCGAGAGCGAGGACGCCAACTACGTCTCGACCTGGTGGGGCGGCTACCACCGGGCGTTGGAAGACCTGCTCGCCATGGAGGGGGAGTGATGGGCTGGTCCAAGCCCCGGCGCTATGCCTTCGAGGGCCCCGAGCCCAAGCTCGGCCCCGGTGTGAGCAGGGCCAAGAACGACGAGCCCACCCGCGACTTCCGGCTGCAGGTGAAGCTCCCCGGTGCGCCCCCGCTGCGGATCACAATCCCGGCGCCGACCAAGGCCAAGGCGCTGATGTATTGCCGCAACCGCTGGCCCGACTCTGAAGTGGAGGTGCTCACGTGAAGGTGCAGCGGTTCTCCGCTCCCGGCGTGTGGGTGGAACGGCAGCAACGCAAGGGCGAGCCGATCACCTATGTGGCGTGGAAGCCCTGCGTCAGCCAGGGATTCAACGAGCCCGCCGAGCTGCTGCGCTGGTTGAAGTGGCCAGCCGGCACGCCAACCGGGGATGCGCTGCGCAGCTGGCTGAAAGACGAGGGCCCCGAGGAGGGGCCTGAGCCCAGCGACAACACCAAGACGATCATCTGAACTATGAGCGACCAAATCGACTACAGGGCCAGGCCGGAACAGTGGTCTGCATTGGCCGATTGGGCCAAGCACAGCGGTGCCGAGGTTGACACCTGCATCTTGGAGCTGCGTAGCCGCATTGAGGTTCTAGAGGCTAAGTACGAAACGCAGCGCCTTGCCACACTGGAGTGGGGCAAGGATGTCGAGAGGCTGCAGCGCTGGAGCGATGGCCACCTAAAGCGAATCATGGCGCTAGAGGTCAACTCCAAGCCAATTCCTAATCCGAGCCAAATTAGGAGTTCGCTGGTGGAGCGGGTGGCAGGCGCCATTGCCGACGATGACGCGCCGGTTGACCTCTGGCACGACGACGCCCGCGCCGCGATCTGCGTAATAGCAGGAGAACTCAGAGCGCAGTGCTTTGTGTACGCCGCCGATTGGCTTGAGCAGGAGGCCAAGCGATGAAGAAGCGCGTCATCCGCACCCGCTGCCCCAACTGCGGGTCCTGTGTTCACAACGTGGTCAGCACGCACCATCTTGATGATGGCCGCCGAGTTCGCCGCCGGCACTGCCCCGGCTGCGACCATCGCTTCTATACAGAACAATCCATGGAGACGGTAATAGATCCGGCGCGAGTGTCTTGGGCGAGAGGCGAAGATCGCCACTCCAAGTTATTTCTGGCTGATCCTCAACCAACCCCAGCAACAGAGGCCAAGCGATGAATCTTCTCGATCAACTCACCGAGCTCTATTGGGGCCTGGGCGAATACAGCATCGACGACCGCCGCCGAATGAAGGCGGTGGTGCATGAGCTCAGCCAGACCATCCGCAGCTGGGCGCCGGACGAGGGACAGGCCCGCATCTGCTTCCTGGCCATCAACGAGGTGGCCGATCGGCTGATCAGGGAGACCGAGGAGGTGAAGGAATGAAGGCTCTAATCGACACCGAGGTCTACCTCTACCGGGCCGCGGCGGCCTGCGAAATGGAGGCCGAGTGGGCGCCGGATGACTGGACCTACATCTGCCGCCACGGCGATGCGCAGGCCCTGTTCCAGGACGCCATCGGCGAGATCCGCGACACCCTCCCCGACCGCAAGCCAGTGCTGGTGTTTAGCGATCGGGTGTCCTTCCGCTATGGCGTGTGGCCCCAGTACAAAGCCAACCGCAAGAAGTACCGCAAGCCGGCTGGCTACCGGCAGCTGGTCGACTGGGTGGACAAGGCCGGCCCCGCCCGCGGGTGGGAGGTGGTGCGGCTGCCCGACGTGGAGGGCGACGACGTGCTCGGGATCCTCTACGAAGAAGGCGACGTGATTGCTTCGATCGACAAGGACATGCTCACCCTGCCCGGCCTGCATCTGCGGGACGGGGAAGTGCAGGAGGTCAGCCGATTGGAAGCCGACCGCAACTTCTACGGCCAGGTGCTCACCGGCGACACGAGTGACAACTACCCCGGCTGCCCGGGTGTTGGCGCGGTCGGCGCGCAGAAGCTGCTGGCCGGCTGCACTGCAGAGGTGCAGATGTGGCAGGAGGTGCTCAAGGCCTACGAGAAGAAGGGCTACGGCGAGGCCTACGTGATCGCCCAGGCCCGGTGTGCGCGCATCCTTCGGGCTGGCGAGTACGACTTGACGGCCTGCACTCCCCTGCTATGGAGTCCGCCGGTAGCCTGAGCTTGGTCTGCACATCTGCAGAAGTGCTACAGCCGATTGTTACCGACGAGCTGATCGAGAAGTTGCGGGCCATCTTCCCTGATGTCCCCAGCCGGTCGATGTCCCATCGGGAGATTGACCACTGGATCGGCACGCAGGAGGTGATCGGCTACCTGATCAAGCTGCG